GTGCGCTGATTTACGATGCGTGCTGTTAAAGTGGCTAACTAGCGAATGACCCTTGACGCAGCGGTCTATTCAATGTTCGACCGTTTGCGTCAAGTCACTATTTTCACTACAATAACATTTAGCATCAATGTAATTAACTATGTATTTCTCTATATATATATATAAATATATAAATATATAAAGAGTATGAGACCCCCCCCCATACGTGTATTGCCGTTGTTCGTGGCTCGGGGCGTCAGAAACTTGTGTTTTAGGCGACCCTGCCAGATTTCGCCTAAACGCTCCTGATCGCCCTCAGATCGTTTTTACTAAGCGCTTGCACTCAAAGACTGGGGAGAAGGTGTTGACGCGCCGCTAATCGCAAGATTGTGCGAAATGGAGCGGTCGTAGCGACCAATTCGCTACCGATCTAGCAAATCTTCGTTTTCTTTGTCCGATCTCTTCACGGCATCGACTAGGCTATAGAGATAAGCCTTACCATCGACAGTGGCATACCATGGGTCTATCTCTCCGTTAACTAAGGCATTGACGATATCCTCGCCATCGTAGATCGGTTCGATTGTAACGTAATACGCACCTTGTTTCACTTGGATGCAGCGTAGCATAATTCCTCCTAAAATATAACTTGATTTTATCATAACATGTTTTTTATGTCCACAATCTCTGAAGTAATAATCTGGATCTCGCCACTTATCGCAGCGGTCGCTTTGTGGCTTTTTCATGAACTTTACAACGCCTTAAAAGTTGACATAAATGATATCAAATCTAAACAAAATAAGACTAGAGATGACGTCGCCGACTTGAAAAGTGATATAAGACTTGCTTATAGCAAGATTGAAAATGTGGATAAGTCTGTCAATATGTTGATAACTATTACTAAGGTTATTGATGAGAAAACTGGAAACACGAAAGAAATGACAGAGTCTTTTAGGGATGTTCAGAGCAAAATCAGTGCTTACAACTCTAATTACGGCAAGGTGATATTGATTTTGCAAAGGCTCGTGGATCAAAAGAAGAATCCACCGCCATCTTAAGCGACGACTTTAGGTCCTTGCTTATCTTAGCTTTAAACCGCCGAATTCCCATGGCGTTTATGGCTCTCAATAAATCATAAGGCTCATTGTTAACGATTGCCTTAATGTCGAAAATTGAAACCTTCTTATCTATCACACCATGAGTGACCTCAAACTTATACTGACGAGCGCCTGTGTGACGGATGATTAATACATTTTCCGCTACTTCCTCGATATGCTTTGGTTTCTTTTTCGTCACTATTATTTCTCCCGGTTCAATCTTAGGCCGATCATAGTGCCGCTTAGAAATAAGCTGAACATAAACCAGCTGCCATGCTTAGTTAATATTCCACACTGATCTTCAGCGTTGTCACGATAGTCTTTGAACTTATCATTTATTTTGTCGAAGTCGTCGCTCAGATATTCATACCTAAGAGCCTTAAATACATAGTCCTTATATATAGACTCATCCAAATAAACGCCGTCATACAAGACTTGGTATTTCTGACCCTCGCTTAAATAAATTTCATCGGCTATTGCGGGATTTGACAAGCTCATCAAGAGACATAGAACTAATCTTATCACGCAAATGCCCTTCCGCTAACGTGCGCCTTAACTCTATGTTCTGCGCCTCTAAATCTATGATACGGTTTATTAACTGTAAGCGATAGTAGATGAAATAAGACGCGGAGCTAATTACCGCCGTAATTGTGATTGTCAGGGCCATATCCATAATCTAGCCTAGTGCTTTCGGGGGGCGAATGACAACAGAGAATTTAAACGAAATATTCAAGTGCGCATACGATAGCTTGGTAGATATAGATGCTTTGCAGCCAAACCCAAAGAACCCGAATAAGCATCCAGATAAACAAATAGAATTATTGTCTAAGATAATTAAATATCAAGGCCAGCGGTCGCCTATTGTCGTATCAAAAAGATCTGGCTTCGTTACTAAAGGCCACGGACGACTTTCGGCGCTTAAGAAGCTGGGCTTCTCAAAAGTAGCGGTGGACTATCAAGAATACGAAGATGAGGCGCAAGAATTTGCCGACATGATTGCCGATAACAAAATAGCAGAGCTTGCGCAGCATGACGATGAAATGCTCAGAGTCGAAGCTCTAAACTTGCACCTTGATATCTCTGGATTTGATTTAGACCTATTGGGAATTCCTGATTTTATTTTATCTAGACCTGATGAGTTTCTATTAGATGACAAGATAACTCAAGACAGTGAGAGAAGGTTTATTCTAGAAATACAGGCGCCGAATGAGCAGGGCATGACGGATCTTTATAACGAAATCTCAGAGCGTGGGTTTATCGTGAAAGTCAAAAATGTCTAATTACGGCATTCCATATATGGGCTCGAAGGGCTTAATTGCCGATGACCTAGCGAAAATATTTCCTAGTGCTGAGAACTTCTATGATCTATTTGGTGGCGGCTTCTCGGTAACTCATACCATGCTTTTAGGGCGAAAGAACGACTTTAAGCATTTTCACTTTAATGAGATCAAGCCAGGCATTTGCAAGCTCATAAAAGATGCAATGGATGGTAAATATAATTACGACGTATTTATGCCTAAATTTATATCTAGAGAGGAGTTTTTCTCGGCGCAAGAATCAGATGTGTACATTAAGACAGTCTGGTCCTTTAGCAATAATTTAACGAACTATTTATTTGCTAAAGAGATAGAGCCTTATAAAAAATCAATGCACAACGCCGTCGTATTTAATGATTTTGATGACTTAGCTAAGAAGACTTTGGGCATGGATTCTTTCAAAGAAGGATTCTCGGTAAAAGATAGGCGCTTGTTTTTGCGCTCTAGAATTGAAAGGTTTAGAGTCACGAAAGTCCCAGAGTTTTTATATCCTTATTTAATGGATGGGGATAGAGCGATAGTGGAGAACTCTAGCCTTAAACAGCTCGAGCAGCTTCTGCAGCTCGAGAGGCTTCAGCAGCTTCAGCAGCTCGAGAGGCTTCAGCAGCTTCAGCAGCTTCAGCAGCTTCAGCAGCTTCAGCAGCTCGAGGGGCTTCAGAAGCTTCAGTTTTATACTGGCTCATACGAGTTAGTAGAAATCAAAAAAAATTCAGTTATATATTGCGACATTCCTTACAGGGGCACGGCGGGTTATGGCGGAGAGTTTGACTATCATAAGTTTTTCGACTGGGCCGACTCGCGCAGTGAACCTGTTTTTATTTCTGAATACCAAGTGGATGACTCAAGATTTAAACTTCTCTTTGCGGTTGAAAAAAGAAGTCTTCTCGCACAGAAAGATGGAGCTGGTCGCAATATTAGAAAAACAGAGAAACTTTATGGCAATAAGATGGCCGTCGAAATGTGTCGGGCGCGCCGGGCGACACAATCCTTAAGTCTAGAATCAAAACAACCGAATCTATGATATTATTTATTAACGCGGAGAAATTTCTATAAAAAAGGTAAGAGGACAACCAAGAAAATTTGTGGACTGGACTAAGCTAGACTTTGCATGTCAGCTCGGCGCTCATCTATCTATCGTCGCTGGATATTGCGAGGTCTCTGAAGATGTTATCGAAGACAGAGTTTCCAGAGAAAAAGGACTCACTTTTCGCGCCTACAGAGATCAGAAAATGGCTGGCATCAGACTAAAGCTAATACAAAAGGCTATGTCTAAAGCCTTTGACGGTGACAATTGTATGCTGATCTTCTGTTTAAAGAATCAGTGCGGTTGGGCAGACAAGGTTGACCATGGTTTTCATGCGGATAAAAAACAAATTGTACTTAAGTACTCTCTTGACGAAAAGTCAGACGGACCCGACTCTGACAGAGGACCAGTTAAGGGATAGGGAGAGCGAAATGGTCGAAATTGCATGGAATCTTACTTCATGTGATGACGCCATTCTTGTCTGGCAAGACGAAGTCTACCAATGCCAGGTTTGTTATGCTTGTGAAATAAGTGGACGCATTCAACATAAAGATCCGAAAGCCATTGTAAATTGATTGAAACTTCAACGCCAAACATTCTAGACTTCTCGCCGCTACCGTCGCAGCTTAAGGTGATAAGAGATGTTAGAAAAAACTTTGACTTCTCTCTCGGAACCCACGAATTACTACTCTCTGGAAGTGTTGGATCTGCCAAATCAATTACACTTGCTCATTTGGTCGTCACTCATTGCCTTATGTATCCTGGCTCTCGCGTGGGAATCGGACGGCTAGCACTACCGCAACTAAAGGCAACACTGTGCCAGAAAATAAAAGAACATCTCCATAATACTGGAATCGATCATCAGTATTATGAAAGCAACGGTAATTTCGACATGCCAAATGGCGCATCAATTCGCGCAATATCCTGGGCCGATGGCAATCTTGCGAAACTTGGATCTATGGAATTCTCGGCTTTCGCTATCGAGGAACTCACTGAAACTAAAGACTCAAGGCCATACGATGTTATCTTGCAAAGAACCAACAGGCTAGCGCATGTGAAGGAACCATTCGTTATAAGCGGAACCAACCCGGAGGGGCCAAGTCACTGGGCATATAAAAAAATACTCATGGCAAACTCCCCAAGAGTTAAAGTCTATTATTCAAATACTTTTGATAATCCTTACTTGCCAAAATCTTACATCGATAGCCTAGCAGAGCGATTGGATGGGAAAATGGCCAGGCGTATGCTCTATGGCGAGTGGTTGGAAATAGACAGAGAGCGCATTTATTATTCATATTCGAGAGAAAAGAATTTTAAAGAATATTCCTATGCGCTAAAAACGCATTTACCTATTCGACTAACGTATGACTTTAATATCGGAGAAGGGAAGCCGCTCTCGCTAGTGTTTTGTCAGTACGACCCCATGGACAATACCTGGCACTTCTTTAATGAGGTGATCGTCAATGGTCAAAGAACACTCGACTCTTTAGAGGAGTCCGAAGCTAGGAATCTTTTGCCTCAAGGGTTTAGATACATAGTCCATGGGGATTGTAACGGAAGAAGTCGTGACACTAGACAGACCAAAACCGATTATGAATTAATTGAAAACTGGTTAGCAAAAAAGAACTACCGCTTTGAGCTGCAAGTCCCTAAGTCTAACCCGCCAGTTAGGGACCGGCATAACACTCTTAATGGTTATATGCTGAACTCAAAGAATGAGTCTAAACTATTTGTCTATAAAGATGCGCCGGTAGTTAATGAAGGGTTTCTGTTGACGAGACTTAAAGCTGGAGGACAATACCTTGAGGTGGATACTGATAGGTTTCAACATTGCACCACAGCGTGCGGGTATGCAATTATGTATGAATCAATAATGAGGCAATATCACTTAACTCAGACTTATAAAAATGTGGGTGTGTTCTAATGAAAATAGATTACTTAAATGCAAGCGACAGAAAAAAACTTATCCAAGAAATCACAGAGTCAAATGAGAATAATAAACGCAAAGAGGAAAGCCTCAAGGCCCTTGAGGTTTATAAGGGTAGGCAGGCTCAGTTTATTCTTTCTAAGATTTTAAATGAGCTTGGTGTCAACGCTGCTAGAAATTCCAGAACCATCACTTCTATTAACTTAACTAAGAAGATTATTAAAGAGCAGGCATCTTTGTATAGGAATGATCCGGTTAGATCATTTAGTTACTTGAGTGATGCGCAGACCGATCATGCGTTGCAGCTTTACGAATACTGCTCTGCTAATGTGAAGTTCAAGAAATCAAATGAGATCTATAAACTGTGCGACCAAGCGCAGATTCAGATTGTTTTAAAAAAAGGTAAGCTAGAATTTCGCACTCTATATCCTCATCATTACGATGTTGTGCCGAGTAGTGAGAACCCGGAAGAAGGGGAGTGTTACATAATTTCATCTTTTGATAAGTTGACCTTGTTCGCCGATCAATCCTCTGGCACGTCTAGAAGGTCTCAGTCATACTATTCGGATAGATCTAATCAAAACATTGGTGATCCAGATGACTATCAAGGTTCTAAGTTATTTTATTGGTGGACTAAAGATTATAATTTCATTACTGATTCTAGTGGCAATTACGTGGATGCTAATGGAGTTACAATCTCGGGGCTTGATCAGGATGACATTAAAAACCCTATCGGTGTTTTGCCTTTTATTGATGTTGCCGCTGATAAGGATTTCGAATTTTTTGTACGTTCAGGTTACAATACAGTTAACTTTACTACTGATCTTGGGCTTTTACTTTCTGATGTGAGTGAGATATCAAGGCTACAGGGTTTTAGTCAGGCCATTATCTCAAGTGTTGAAGAGCCGAAAGATTTAACTGTAGGTCCACGGCGCGCTATTTGGCTTAAGATTTCACCTAATGCCGACGCTGCTACTAGACCTACTTTCGAATTTCAATCGCCGAGTCCAGACCTGGGCAATAGCTTACAGCTTATTAGTAATTTTATGTCGATGTTTCTGACTAGCCAGGGAGTTAGTCCCAAGCTTGTAAATGCAAGTGGAGCACAGGAGTCATTCACGAGTGGAGTGGATAGATTTTTAAGTATGGTCGATAAGTTTGAGGCATCTCAAGACGACATGTCTCTCTATATGAGTGTCGAAAAGAAGGCGTGGGAAATTGTTAAGGCTTGGAATAATGTTTATTACAATGTTACCGATAACGGTTTCGACGAGAAATTAGCTGGCATATCTATTCCCGAAGAGTCTGAGCTATCAATTAAATTTGCAAAGCCAGAACTGGTTTTGAGTGAAAACGATAAGCTCGCCACTATTGAGAAGCGATTAGACCTAAATCTTTTATCTATCACCGAGGCTATTGCATTTGATCGCGGGATTGCTAAGGAGCAGGCAGAGGAAGTGGTTGCAGAAATTGCGGAAGTGCAAATGGGGTTAATGGGTGGCAAAGCTGAAGCAGATACTATCGGGGAACATGGCGCGATTGGAAGTAAATCTAGACGAGTTATTCGGGACGCTGACTCCGAACTCAACTGAGTTTAGGCAGTCTGTTGGTCAGGCTATTATAGATAAAATACGCGATAGAACGGCGAATGGCATTAATAAGGACGGCAAGCGTTTTAAGGATTACTCGACCGAGTATTCTAATAGTATTGAGTTCGCGGCCTATGGAAAATCAAAAGGCCAACCGAATCTAAAGCAGACCGGCGACATGTTGGGCTTCTTAGACATTATTGATGAGGAGAAAAATAAAATAGTAATCGGATGGACCGATGAGAATGAGGCCGGCAAGGCTCATGGCCACATCACTGGGAGCGTGGGTGTTACCAGAGATTTTCTGGGCCTTCCTGATTCTGAGCTTAAGGTAATTGTTGCCGATTTTATGCCGGATCTTAGAGATGCTGTTGCAGATATAGATGCCAGCACAACGCGGCCTAGTGTGCCAGATACGGATGCCTTCATTTCTCAGGGCACCGCTAAGACTAGAACCACCATAAAAGATATATTTAACAGCGTATTCGGTGACGATAGTGACTAAAGTTAAAATCACGGGCCTTGCTCAGACGCTAAAGCTTATCCGAGAGTTATTTGCTGGCTCTGCAGAGAGAAAAGAAATGCTCGACGAGATTTTAGATTTCGTTGTTCGCCGCGTCCGTGCAGAGACAAGGACGAAATACATAGCTGCGCGAGAGCGCATGACGGCTAATGGATCGGTGAAGGTTGATAAGACGTTTTTCAGTCCTAAAAGATCCAACCTAACTCTTACTGGGCAAATGCTTGATAGTTTGAGTGGTCTAGTTAAGTCTAAAGCTAGGTCTGTCGAAGTGTTCGTCGAAGGTCGCAGGGATGACGGCTTAACAAATCAGGCAGTAGCGAAAGATCTAAAATCTATGGGGCGAACCTTCTTAGGTCTAGATGAAAAGGGTAGAGGTAGAATTCGTAAAATTGTTTTGGATGAAATTCGTAGACAAATACGTTTGCGAAAATAAATAATAGGGGGCTAGAATGTCTAATGACCAAATCATTGTCGGCGGTGCCGGTGATGTCACGATTCCAGCGGGATCAAATGCTGTCGGCGGTGTCGAGAGTGTTGAGCTAAAACCACATGCTGGGATTTTATCTGACTTAAAAAAAGAGCGTGATAAGCGCCGAGAGTTAGAAGGAAGATTCCAGGAACTAGAGCGACAGAAACTTGAAGCTGAAGGTAAGAAGGACGAGCTAATTCAGTCTTACAAAAAGCAGATAGATCAGTACAAGCAGCAGGTAATTACCTCTATTAAGTCTAAGGTTGAAGATCAGATTGCAATGAAGGCTAAGGACTTGGGATGTGTTGATACTGAGCTTTTGTTAAAGACTGTGGATACTAACTCGGTTGAAGTGGACAATTCTAGTTTTAAAATAACTGATCCCGATGCGGTGATGGTGATGATTGAGCAGGTTCGGAAGTCGAAGCCTTATTTATTCAAGCAGCATGGTCCTGAGATTCGAGATGGGTTACCGAATAACAACAAACCCCCGGTCAAGCCGTTTCATGAAATGTCTAAAGACGAGCTTGTGGCTTACGCCAATAAGGCCGGTATAACTTAACAAAAGGTAGGATAAGATGGCCGATGCAGCATATGGTAATACGGAATTAGTAGCGACAAAACAGGCACTCGTTGCCTCAATGGTACAAAAAGAATTAATTACAGCTAGTTTATTAGCTCCACGCGTGATGGACGTCAGTTCATTCTGCGTTCCTGGCGCTAAGAGCGTTGATTTCCCCAAGGCGGGCAATCTAACTGTACTAAACAGAACTGAAGGTTCCGCGGGAGACGCTGCGGCGGTAACTTACGGCTCTGACAGTTTATTGTTAGATCAAAACGCATACGTTGCTTGGATCATCGATTACAAGTCGAAGCTTCAGTCAGCGATCAATGTTCAGCTAGAGACGGCGGCCAAAGCTGCGCGCGCTCACGCTAAGAATGTTGACGTGGTGGTGGCGGCGGCCTTGGAAACTGTTGGTGATGCAACGGCGACTGCAGGTGCGTTAACTTACGATATCATTTTAGAAATGATGAGCACATACATTGGGCGCTTCGGTGATCGTTCTATTCAGAATGGAACTCTAGCGGTTGGTGTAGATAGCTGGGCATTACTAATGGATATGGATGAGTTTAAGCGCGCAGATGTTTATGGATCTGCTGTAATTCCTTCTGGAGTTATCGGTTCAATCTTAGGCGTCTCTGTTGTCGTAACCCCTACGATTGCGGCTAATAGTTTCTACCTATTTGATCGTCAAGCTGTAGCGCTTGGTTTTCAATCTGGGGCTTCATACTCTGAACAGGGCGCTAATGAGTTTGGCTCACAAGCTGTGCGCGCTGTACTTGATCAGGTATTTGGAGTTAAGGGCTTGCTTATCAATCAAGCTGGCGCAGGCGCCGCTGAATCAGCTCTTGTTATTAAAGACGCTAACTAATATCTGATGACATCAGACGCTAGTTCGACGGTTATACCAAATTTCTTAGCCGCCTCTACCCCTCGGGGACTGAGGCGGTTGATGTTATTAAACAACCGTCGACTAGGCGCTTGGCATAATTATCAAATTCAATTCACAAATAATAAATGGTACGCGTGGTACCATGAAGACATTATTAGGGCCAATGATATTGGTCTTGATCCAAGAGTAGAAGGCGGGGTGACTGAGTGAGTATCCCGCACAGTTTAAAAGACAGAGAGTTAGGCAAGTTCAAAGAGCATCCGAGTAATGAGATTGCGGTCAATATTGTTTCGGACCAATTAGACTCGGTGATTGAACTTTTGGGCGGCACTGGAATTGGTGACGACGAGACTCTGCAATTTTCAGGATCAGTCGGTCTTGCCTTTGCAAGTTTACCGGCGGTAGCGGGGCAAGATATTAAGCAAGTTATCGTTTCCTGTCGTGTGCAATCGCCTAGTACGCGTAGATTATTATTTAGTTTAGATAATGGAGTTACTTTTTTCACTCTCACGCCCGGCGCCATGGTCGGTTGGGAACCCAAGGATATTCAACAGATTCAAATTAAGGGCAACGCTGCTAGCATCGATTTCGATGTTATCATAAACCGAAAGGCATAGGCGCTATGGCAATACCTCCATTTGTTTCGGTTCCGATAGCTGGCGTCATCCTATTTGATAATTCGACAAACGGTTTTGCTTCGCAAGATGTTCAGGCCGCAATTGAGGAAGCTTCGGCGACGGTGGCCTTCAATCCAGATACTATACTGACGGGGCCGACAGATTGTTTATATTTTGGACCGGTGGCACCGCTTGACGTTTTAATTGATTCAAATGGTAATGTTTTAATTGGTTAGGGGGACGATATCGCACTACATATTTTCACCGGCAACGGGGCGCCGGCAACAGCTCCGACAGCGGTTGGTCAGCATTACATAGATACTGTCAACGGAGCTTCTTATATTTCTGTTGGCATAACAAGCGCCGGTGATTGGGAAACCAGTGATGCGACGGCAGCTATCGCTGCGCACCTTGCGGCGGTCGATCCTCACGCACAGTATTTGACGACCGCAGAGGGTAACGCTGCTTACGATGCTATAAATTCAGCTAGCGGTGTTCAGGCTAATTTGAATACTCATATTTCAGATTTGAATGAAGAGCTTGCCGAGTTAATAGACGGTGACGGCGCTTATTATTTTACGAGCACGGCATCTGACCTGGGCGCTGGAATGCTTGCAATGACAAAGGCCATTTCTGCGGGCGGTGGCGCTAGCACGTCATTTGCCAATGTCGCTAATGGCAATTACCTAACCGCGTTTTGTACGCCGCTTGGTTTTCCGGGTGCCGATCATTTACCGGCGGGGCCTTTAGGCTTTAATGTTTACGCGCAAAGAACAGCGGGGACAAAAGATGTTCGCCTCTTAGCAGAGTTTTATATTAGAACAGTCCCGGGTGGCGTTGAAACACTTATCGGCACTTCTCTTTTAAGCGAATTAATTACCGGTAGCTCATCGGTTTTAAAAGCGTACGCGACAATGGAACCCGTTCGCACAATGAACCCGACCGACCGCTTGGTAATTAGAATCAAGGCCGATGTTGGGACGGGCACTAATACTGATATCGATTTAAGATTTCAGGGCGTTGAGCTTTCACGCGCAAAGTTTCCTTCCGAATCGGCTTCAACCACCGGAACTGCAAATTCATTTGCGGGCTTTAACTCGTCGGGCGTGCCGTTTTCGGTGCCCGGCTATTTCCACGACACCGCGACTTTCGGCACAAACCGCTCTCATGTATTTGAGCCTAATAATCTTACTCAAAACGTAAACCTGGATAGTATCGATTTTGACGTTGAGCCATTGCAGAATTCGCCAAACGAAACAGCTACGCTTGAATACCGACAAATCACCATTGATCCAAACGACACGGGTTTCGGTATTGGAACGAACGGCAATGGTGTTCGTTTTACTATTAACAACGCCGTTCACAACGCGAGCGGAAATCTAGGTTCGATTGCTTTTATCCAAAACGATTTAGGAATAGGGAACGGTACCGATCCGATTTCAGTCAAAGGCATTTCGTATATTGCGGGCCAAGGCACCGTTAACGCTAACGTGACAATTGACGGACCGATTCTAGGTTACGGTTTCGGGCCGAACATAAACGCCGCTGCGGTCATTACATCAAATGCTTACATTCAAGGATTTTTCGACAACGCAAATTTTGCTTGCGAAGTTAAAAGTTACTCGTCGGCTAACTTTTCACCGAGCATCGAGTCCATTGCGAACAATAATAATTACACCGGCCTGAACATAAACCCAGACATTAATACCTTCACCGGCAACGCCGGGCTTGTCGGTGTTTATGTCGGGGGCAATCTAGGGGCGTTTAATGCTAACGGTTATTACAAAGGCGTAAACGTAAACCCGACGATAACTTCAGCGAGATACGCAGCTGGAATAGACGTCACAATGGACGGCGTGACGGCTTATGCGGGCGTGCAGGCGAGTCTCATATTTCAAGATTTAACTTTAACTTTTACTGCTCCTGGCACTTTTAACAACTCGTACACCTTAGAATATACTCCCGGCGGCACCGCCGGTTCGGAAGTGATTTCAATTGCAGGTTTCGCGATTGCGGTTCAAATCCAAAGCGGCGTTTCAACGGCCACGCAAATTAAAGCGGCACTTGACGCCAACCTTACTATTGCGGGCAATATCGCCGTTGTAATTTCCGGCGTAGGAAGTACAGCACAGGTTACCGCTGGGCCAACAAGCTTTGCGGGCGGCATCGATGCTGGACGGGTTCTTGCGGCATTTCTTGACGGCAACGTGGAAATCACGGGATCTCTCACTTTTGGTGGGGCGTTATCAATCGGAAAACTTAGTGCTTTTGGAAGCCAAGCGGTTATCGACGGCGGCGGCCAACCTGCGAGCATTCATTCTCTAGTTTCTCAACCAACGGTGGCGGCTAATTTAACAATTTCAAATGCTGACACACTCGGCGTTAACACCGCAATGCTTCTGACGATTGGGGATAATTCCGTTTTGACCTCGGGGCTTGTTGGCGTTGCGGCTCTTGCTTTGCCCGCAGTAGTAACAATGGGCTCAGGATCGACTCTCGACCGTGCGGCGGGCGGGGCGTTTGTACTGAATCTAGATGCGGGCTCAACCGGCGGCGCAATCGACGTTGTGGATTTATGTCGGGCGCTTGCGATCCCGAACGGCGTGACCACAATTACTAAGCTTCGCGGCTACACAATGGACTTACCTTTTGGAGATCCTGGCACCGATACATGGGGCTTTTATGAATCACCGGGAGTGAATAACTATTTTCAAGGCAATTTACTCCTCGGTGGCACCGCTGGAAGCGACGACATTGTGACAAACGCAAGCGTTGCGCTTGAAATTAAATCGACAACGAAAGCATTTGTTTTACCTCGAATGACGACGACTCAGAAAAATGCATTAACAGCTATTGAAGGTATGTACGTTTATGATTTAACACTACAAGCGCCATCGTATTATGACGGCGCGGTTTGGAGTTAGTATGACGAAATTGCAGGCTTTAGCATTATTAAAAAAGAACTTGAGAGACATGACTACAGAGGAAAAACTAAAATTAAAGGAAGCTATTAAATTGGTTTCAATAATTGATTGGACGCATATATGAGTGGGGAGCGCGGATCAGGTGTAGATCCAAAGAAGGCTTATGAGTTTATAAATAACGCTCTGGCGCAGCTACACGTAAACAGACAAACTCATCAGGCTTTGATCGAGGCGCTAAATATCTTGTACAATCTTAAGGGCGACGAGATCCCTGGCGGCATAGGCGCTATTCATAGTGACAAAGATAAGGAGAATTCATAATGGGCATATTCCCGGTGATCGAGTCTGACGATAAGGTTCAGGCTAATGATAAATTTAGAATTGATTGTTCAAAGTCTTATATATCTAAGGGCGAGCCCGCGATTACGCTTGTCGAAATCGAGCCAGAGACTGGCGCGGGTTTCGTTGCAGTTACTGGTAATCCTGTACTCGCTAAGAACTGGTTTCTAGACTGGCAATACGCATCGGACGGCGACAAAGTTGTGTCCGTTCGCATTACGACATCAGGCGCTCCAATTACTGTTACGAAGACAGTTGTGTCTGTGACTTTTGTCGTTGATAAGCTTTTCGCTACAGACTCGGACCTTGCATCTATTGAGCATAATATTACTAAGTATGTTCCTGACGGTAAATCTAGCTTTAAATACATCCACAGAGAGTCTCAAAAGCAGATGCTAGAATGGCTTTATATTAATGGTTACAGAAAATTTGACGGCTCTCGCATAACGGTCGACGAGGTTATTGAGGTAGAAAACGTAAGGTACTGGGCCACTTATTTGGCTTTGCATCTTATATTTCAGGACCTATCAAATCAACCTGACGATGTTTTTGATAAGAAGTCTAGATTGTATGAAAACACCGAGCATAAGTGGCGAGAAAATATCGCATTGAAGTTTGACCTAGACGGCGATGGCGTTCAGGGCGCTGCTGAAGGGTTTAATCTAACCAGCAGAAATCTGGTGCGAGAATGAGCTTGTCAAACGTCAGAGCATATCTAAAGATTCGCATGGATGAGCTGGGCTATGTGGAATGGCGTGACGGCTTTTCTATTGCTAACTTGCCGGAAACGATCTCTGACATGTCTTACCATATTTTGGTCGAGTCGATAGACGGCGGGCCAATCAATCATACGCATCAGGATACAACGTCAAATGTATCCATGAAGGTGGTCTATCGAGGGTATCGCGACGTAACGGAGGCAATTGATACGGCCATTTTCGGCGTAGAAACTATTGTAAAAGATATTTGCAAGGTGTCCAATAGAACGAGCACTATATTGAATGTTGTCTTTAGCAGTGTGGATTTCTCCCCGCTGAATGAGGCCAACGACAATTCTGTTATTGCCAGCTTAAATATTGGGGTTAGAGTTGTTTTGGGTGTGGAAGAAGATTAACTAAATAAGGGGATAAAAATGGCAACGACTTCGCAAATTTCTAATATTGTAATTGAGCCAGTAGAACTGTCATGGGGCAACCAGCATTTGGTTTGTTTCGACACTGTGAGTGGCGCTGCAATTAGTGCAAATTATTTTTCAGTATCTAATTTAACAACTGATTATTACGTATGGTACAATACCGGCGCATCGGTTGATCCGGCGCCCGCAGGCAAGACTGAGCTAGCGGAAGTGGCCGTCCTAGTCGGTGATACGGCTATTTTGATAGCTACTAAAACCGTTGCGGCGATAAATGCTTTAGCTAATCCTCTGAATTTATTTCACGCGGTAGCTGTAAGTGGCCAGGGTAAATTTAAGCTAGAACTAAAAGGGCTCGGCGCTGTTAATTCAGTATGGAGCAACGGAACTTCTACTTTTGTAGTTACCATTATTAAGACCGGATCTAAATTAGACATCGGATACATAGATGGCAATGTGGAGCTGGCGCTAGCTCAGCAGTTATTTGATGTTACCGCTCATCAGGCGGGCACTGAGGTTTTAGGTAAGCTTGTCACTGGCACAGAGCTGGGTCCTTTGTCGGTTACGATGAAAGAGACTGTCGCGGCGAAATTAAAAGAGCTTATGGAAGTCGCGGGCGTTTCATTCACTCCGAGCGGAGGCACAGAGGTTACGGCTATCGGAGCACTCGCTGGCTCAAAGCAATTTGAGAATGTTTTCCCATATTCCAGAACGCTAGTTATGCACCCGACAAAGAATTTAGCTACTAACTTAAGTAATGATTTTGCATTCTGGGTGGCTTATCCGAATCTTAATAATTTAATTATTTCAGGTGAAGAAGACCGCAAGTTAGAAGTTGAGTTTTCATTCTTCTTAGATGAAGAGCGAGCTAACGAAGCCTCTAAAATGGTGTTCGGCGACTGGCAACAGAATTACCTAAAGGCTTAATAAATGTCTGAATACGCTTTTGAAGTAAAACAGAAAACTAAAATCAGGGTCAGCATTTACGGCCAAGACCATGAGCTTCATAAACCCACGGTGGATGAGGCTAAGCTTTTGACTGAGGCGAACACTGGCAAGGGCAATTTGGATGATGCTAAAGATTTTATGGCAACACTTGGATTACCTAGAGAAGTTAGCGGGGCGATGGAAGTTGAGCATTTTAATTTACTTTTAAGCGTAATTTTGGATCTTAATAAAAAAAAATAGATGACTGGGCCTTAACTAAGGCTCAGGTCGTAAGATTTTACGGATTTTCAGACAGTGAGATTGGTAACATGCCTTATTGTGACTACCAAGATTATGCGAGAGCCATTCCGATACTAAAGGCGCAAGAGTCTTTGGAGGCTATTACTATCGCCTCTTATCCACACTCAAAAAAAGATTACCAGCAAAAAGTTCACCGCAGCTTGCATAAGCTAGCTAATCCCGGGGTGTGGG